ACAGGCAACGATTTTACAATTGGTAACAGTATTGACATTAACGGCACAACTGTATCTGCAACTGCACAAACACTAGCAGGTCTAGTAAGTGACATTAACACTGCAGCAATCACCGGTGTTACTGCAGCGGCAGTTAACAATAAACTAGAACTTTATGCAACAAGCAGTGCAGCAAGTGAACAGATCATTCTTGCAAACAACACTGGTACAATCCTTACAGATGCAGGCTTAACAGCAGGCACATATGCAAGACCAAAGATTGCACAAGATCCACATTACACTGTTCCAGCATGGAAGTCAACAGACACAACACCTCGCCCAACAGGCAGTGTATGGGTTAAGACTACAAGCAGCAACAGCGGATTCCTAGCAGACGTTAGCACATATAGCAGTTCAACTGCAGCATTTGTTTCAGGTAGTGCGCCAGCATATGAGAATGATCAAACTGCACTAAAGAATCTAGATACAACAGGCGGCAGTGCTATTACAGCAGGCAGTTTTTATGTACAGTATGATGTAACTGAAAATGATACAGTAACTTACAAGTTGTTCAAGCGTTATAGCGCAGGTGCATTGAGTGTAACTGGTACAATTAATGCAGCAGCACCAATTACTGCAGCAGATGAATTTACGATTAGTGCAAGTGCAGCAAACAGCACAGCATTGTCAAGTGCAGTAACAGTAGTAACAAGTGGCACAGGTATTGCAGACATTGCAAGTGACATTAACGGTGCAGGCGTTGCAAACGTAAGTGCAAGTGTTACTAGCGGCGGCTATTTGCAGATCACACATGCACTAGGCGGCGTAATTGTAATGAAAGACACAAGTGGTACTCCACTAGCAGATGCAGGTATTAGTACAGCAATTACAACTGGACAAGTTCGTGCAGGCAATAACAGTGACCTTATCCTAAGTAACTGGATTGCAGACACATATACTGCAGCAACTAGTTCACCAAGTGCAAATCCAACAGACAACACTTATTGGTATGCAGGCGGATTTGAAGCAGACATTATGGTACACAATGGTACAACTTGGAAAGGTTATCAAAACGACTCAAATGATGCTCGTGGATTTGATCTTTCACAAACTGATTCAACAGGTGTTATCTTTAGCACAACTGAGCCAACTACACAAGTTGATAATACTGCACTAGTTAACGGTGATTTGTGGATTGACACAAGTGACTTGGAAAACTATCCAGCACTTTACAGACGCCAAACAGTAAGTGGCGAAGCACGTTGGGTAGCAATTGATAAAACAGACACAACAACTGAAAATGGTATTATTTTTGGCGATGCACGTTTTATTGGTGACACAACAACAGACGTTGTTACTGGCACAATCCCAACAACTGCAAGTCTACTAACAAGTGATACAGTTGACATTGACCGTCCAGATCCAACAATTTACCCACGTGGTATGCTACTGTTTAATACACGCCGTAGTACATATGGTGTAAAGCAGTTTAGAAGTGATTACTTCTCACGCACTAACTTTAGTGACACAAGTACATATCCAACACTTCCTACAGAAAAGGATGCATGGGTAACAGTAAGTGGATCAAAGTTTGGACGCAAAGCAGTAAGACAGATTGTTGTTAATGCAATGAAATCTGCACTTGATGCAAGCACAGAGCTTCGTGAAGATGCAAGAATCTTTAACACTATTGCAGCACCAGGTTATCCAGAGCTAATCAGCAACATGGTAAGCCTAAACAACGACAGACGCCAAACAGCGTTTGTAGTAGGTGACAGTCCAATGAGACTAGCAGCAACAAGCACTGCTATTGAGAATTGGGCAACAAACACAGCGGCAGCAACAGACAACAGTGAAGATGGACTAGTTAGTAGTGATCCATACTTGGCAGTATTCTATCCTGCAGCAACAGCAAATGACCTAAGTGGTAACACAATTGTTGTTCCAGCAAGTCATGCAATGTTACGCACAATTGCAAGAAGTGACGATATTAGTTTCCCATGGTTTGCACCAGCAGGTACACGCCGCGGACTAGTAGACAACGTTGCAAGTATTGGATACATCAATAGTGTAACAGGTGCATTTGTTAATGATAACATTCGTGAGAGTGTAAGAGATACACTGTATACAAACAGAGTTAATCCGATTGCATTCTTTAACGGTAGTGGTATTCTTAACTATGGTAACAAGACTCGTGCAGCAAGCAGTAGTGCGCTAGATCGCATTAACGTTGCTAGACTAGTTGGTTATCTAAGACGTCAACTACAAACAATTGCTACAGGCTATGTGTTTGAACCAAACGATAAGATTACTAGAGATGAGCTAAAGCAGCAAGTTGAACAGACACTTAACGATTTGGTTGCAAAGCGTGGCGTATATGATTACTTGGTAGTTTGTGATGATACAAACAACACACCAGGTAGAATTGACCGTAACGAACTATACGTTGATGTTGCTATTGAACCTACAAAGGCTGCGGAATTCATCTTTATTCCAATCAGACTTAAGAACACAGGTGAGATTGCAAGCGGAAACGTAGCTGCAGCAAGCACAGTTTAACGTATCGGAGAAACTAATGGGGGGTAAAAATACCCCTCATTTTTTATGACTGGAATTAGATAAATACTTTTATAATTAATATAGGAGCGAAACGACATGTCAGTTTCATCATTAACAAAGTTTACAGTGCCGCTAGACGGTGATCAGAGTGCAGCAAGTCAAGGCTTGCTTATGCCAAAACTTAAATACCGCTTCCGTGCATCATTTGAGAACTTTGGTGTTAGTAGTCCTCGTACAGAAATGACCAAACAGGTTATGGATATTACACGCCCTAGTGTAACATTTGAAGAGTTTGAAGTTCCTGTTTACAACAGTAGAGTGTACTTGATCGGCAAGCATAGCTGGGATATGGTTACAATTAACCTACGTGATGACGTGAATGGCGCAGTTACTAAATTGTGTGGAGAGCAAGTACAAAAGCAGTTTGATATGATGGAGCAGAGCAGTGCAAGTTCAGGCATTGACTACAAGTTTATCACACGCTTTGAAATCCTAGACGGTGGCAACGGTGCAAACGCACCAAGTGTGCTTGAAACTTGGGAACTATACGGCTGCTTTATTCAGAACATCAACTACGGTGATCTTAACTATGCAAGTCAGGAACCTGCAACGGTTGCAATGAGTATTAGATTTGACAATGCTGTACAATCACCACTAGGTGACGGCGTTGGTGCAGCGGTAACGAGAACACTAGGTCAAACTATTACTGGCTAATAGGAGTTATTCCAAATGGCTAGTGTAAACCCACTACTATCACCCTTAACCCAAGGCGAAACAGTGCGCGACTATAAACATGCGTCGCGCACTTTTGTTGACAACAACTACGAGTTACAGCCTAGACATGGACATCTCTTTCATGTAGTATTTGAATTTACTGCAGAAGCACAGAGTCTGTTTAACACAGTTGAAAAACTTGAGATGCCCATCCTTGTTAAGAGTATAGATTTACCTACATATACTATTGATGTGCAAACACACAATCAGTATAATAGACAAGTACAAACACATCACAAGATTAGTTTCAACCCTGTTACAGCAACATTCCACGATGATGTAAAAGAACTTATTCGTAACTTATGGCACAAGTATTATGCATTTTACAGTGCTGATCCTAGTTATAGTTTAGACAGTAACAGTTATAATACACAGGACAGATACGCAAATAGAACACAGCAACAGTGGGGCATGCAGCGCGGCAACAAGCGTTTCTTTAAGAACATTAAAATTTACAGTATGCACAATCACAAGTTTGCTGAGTATACATTAATTAATCCTATTATTACTAGTTTTAATCATGACACACACGCATATGCCAACAGTGGACTAATGCAACACACTATGCAACTACAGTATGAAACTGTAAAGTATGCAAGCGGATATGTAAACGATACAGGACCTACAGGCTTTGGTGAACTGCATTACGATATTGAAACCAGTGATCTAAGTGATGGAGATCAATTTGGACAAGCATTTATTGACGGACAACTTGTTAATACCAATGGACAACGTCCTACAGATTTATATAGTAGCAATTTAGGTACTATTGGTAGTCAAGGTATATTGTTTGATAATTTGAGTAATTTGACATTTGGTAGTGTACTTAATACAGCATTAGGAAAAGTTGCAAATAACTTGCTAACTGGACAAAAACCTACAAGTAACATACTAGTGCCATTTATTGGCAAAGCAGAACAACTAGGCAGTAACATACAACAAGGATT